TAAGAAAGTATATCATTTTATTTGGTACGCTGTTTAATGACATTCATATACAAAGGCGTAATGCTAATGATAATGTTATACAAACTATTAAGTGTCCACTAACATATGCACCAAGAGAAAAAGTCACAGCAAGGTTAGAACAAAATCCTAACCTAACAGAACAACAATCAATATTACTTCCTAGAATCTCTTTTGAGATGACTACACTAATGTATGATCCAGCTAGGAAGTTGAATACAGTCAATAAGTGGACAAAGGATCCAGGAGATGCAGCTACTGGTGGTAAAATAAAACATATGTTTCAACCAGTACCATATGATATATCTTTTGATCTTAACATCTATACAAGATATGCAGAAGATGCTACACAAGTATTAGAACAAATAATGCCTTTCTTCACACCAGAATTTACAGCAACAATTAATTTGATACCAGATTTAGATATCAAAGTTGATGTACCAATTGTATTAGAATCAATGTCTTCACAGGATACGTATGAAGGAGACTTTGAAACTAGAAGAGCTTTGATATGGAATCTTGGTTTCAGAATGAAATCATATCTGTACGGTCCAATAAAAGAGACTATGCCAATTAAAGGAGCAAACATTGGAGTGTTCGCTACACAATCGAATGGAGCGTATTCAAACACACGTTCTACTGCGGTTAAAGTCAAGCCAGGATTGCTTGCAAATGGTAGCCCAACTACGAATGCTGCAGCATCAGTCTCTGCAAACAATATAAATAGTACAGACGACTATGGATTCATAGTAGATTTTGAGGATTATTTTGATGGCGGAACATAATGATAAAATAGCAGAGACTTTAGACTTAACTCCTGTAGAACCAAAAGAGATAGTAGAAGTTAAACCTGCAGACGATAAATTAGAAAACGACTTTCAATATGCAAGAGAAAATTTGTATAACATAATTGAAAGAGGAACTGATGCACTGAACGGTATAGTAGACTTAGCTAACCAATCACAACACCCACGATCTTTTGAAGTTGTAGCAGACTTAGTAAGAACATTATCTGGTGCTAATAAAGACTTATTAGATATTCAAAAGAAAATGAAAGACATGGATCCAGAAAAACATGGTCCAAAGAAAGTAGAAAACAATTTGTTTATTGGTTCTACAAAAGACTTAACCGATCTATTAGATGGTGGAGCAAGAAAAATAAAACCAATTAAAAAGAAAAAAGATGGCTGATCATTACTTAGGCAATCCTAAATTAAAAAAAGCTAACATACATATTGATTTCTCTCAAGAAGAGATTCAAGAAGTTGTTAAGTGTTCTAAAGATATAGTTTACTTTTGTGAAAAATATCTAAAGATTATTAATATTGATGAAGGACTAATGCCGTATGAACCTTACGATTATCAAAAACAGATAATGCATGAGGTTAATGATAATAGATTTGTTATCTGTAAGATGCCTCGTCAGACAGGTAAAACAACAACAATGGTAGCAATAATGCTACACTATGCATTATTTAATCCAGACTTTAATATTGCAGTACTAGCTAACAAAGCAGCAACAGCTAGAGAAATCTTAGGAAGATTACAATTAGCATATGAAAACTTACCTTGGTTTTTACAACAAGGTATAGTAGAATGGAACAAAGGTAATATTGTTTTGGAGAACGGATCCAAAATATTTGCATCATCTACATCAGCATCTGCAATCAGGGGTATGTCTATTAACTTAGTATACTTAGATGAGTTTGCATTCGTTCCATCAACAGTACAAGAAGAATTTTTTAACTCTGTATATCCTACAATATCATCTGGTAGATCATCAAGAGTATTGATTACATCTACACCAAATGGTATGAATATGTTTTATAAACTATGGCATGATGCAGAGAAAGGATATAATGATTATGCAACAGTAAGTGTTAACTGGTGGGACGTTCCAGGAAGAGATGAAGAATGGAAAGAACAAACTATAAGAAACACATCAGAGAAACAATTTGCAGTTGAGTTTGAATGTGAGTTTCTTGGATCATCAAGTACATTAATTGATCCTCATAAGTTGAGAAATCTAGTATTTAAAAATCCAGAACAAGAAAATGACAACTTAAAAATATTTGAACAACCGATACCTGAACATATCTATACAATAACAGCAGATACAAGTAGAGGTGTAGGAAACGATTACAGTGCATTTACAATTATAGATGTGACAGAAGTACCTTATAAGGTCGTTGCAACATATAGAAGTAATACAATTGCACCAGTGTTATATCCTAAAGCAATATATAATGCAGCAAGAGCATACAATAATGCTCATGTGTTAATAGAAATAAATGATATAGGTCAACAAGTAGCTGACATATTACATCACGATATGGAGTATGAAGCTATAATATCTGCACAATGGAAAGGTCGTGCTGGACAGATAGTTGGCGGTGGATTCGGTGGAGGCGATAGTCAATTAGGTATTAGAACAACTCCTAGTATGAAAAGAATAGGATGTTCTATGTTAAAGACTATTGTTGAGAATGATAGAATTGTAATTAACGACTTTGATATCTTGTCAGAATTAACTACATTTGTAGCTAATAAGAGAGGTACTAACTATGAAGCAGAGCAAGGTCAGAATGATGACTTAGCAATGTGTTTAGTATTTTTTGCTTGGTTAACTAACCAAGATTATTTCAAAGAACTAACTGACATAGATATAAGACAGAACTTATACGAATTAAATCAACAAGCCATGGAGGATCAGTTATTACCGTTCGGAATAATAAACAACGGAAGTGATGATGATGAGTGGCAAGAAGATGACGAGTTTAAAGGTGGAACAAGAGTAGCTGTTGAGGGCTGGGACTATGAGGGCATAGACGAGTACAAGTCACTCTTCTAGTATCAAGTTTTATAAATATAACAGAGCTTTATAATCTACCAATAGAAAAGGAGAATTGAAATGGCATTTCAGGTCAGTCCAGGCGTTAATGTATCAGAAATAGATCTGAGTACAGTTGTACCAGCAGTTTCTACTACAGAAGGTGCCTTAGCAGGGGTTTTTAAATGGGGACCTGTCAACGAGCGTGTCTTAATCGACAGCGAGGAGACACTAGTCAACCGTTTTCATAAACCTGACGGGAATCTAAACCCGGAAACATTCTTTACTGCAGCAAGTTTTCTTGCATACGGTAATAAACTCTATGTCAACAGAGTAATTAGCTCTGCAGCCAAGAACGCTGTTTCAAACGGTAGTTCAGCAGCAGTATTAGTTAAGAACGCTGATTTCATAGATTCAGTCTCTTTAACAAGTAATGATCACTTTGTAGCTAGATATCCAGGTGCGCTTGGAAACAGCTTACAAGTTTCAGTATGTAGATCAGCAAACGATTACCTCGAAAGCTCAACTGGTACTTTAACCATTGCAGCAGGTAATAACATTGCAACTACATCACAGAACGAAACAACATCAGGTGGTACTTCTCTTGTTAACATAGGAGACAAAATTAAATTTGGAAACTCTACAGTAGGAATTGCTTACTTAGAGGTCACTGCTGCGAATAGCACAACATTGACATTCAAAGACAACTATACAGGAGCTGTAGATTTATCAACAGTTGCTTTCGATAGATATTGGAAGTACTGGGATCAAGTAAGAGCAGCACCTGGAACATCCACTTATGTAAACGACAAAGGTGGAGCAGGTGATGAAATCCATGTAGTCGTATCAGACGAGGATGGAGATATCACAGGAACTAAAGGACAAATTTTAGAAGTATACGAAGGTCTATCAAGAGCTACTGATGCTAAGACAGAATCAGGAGAAGATAACTGGTGGATCAATGTGATCAAATCACAATCTAATTACATTTGGGCCAAGAACGCATATGGACTAGCAGCTAATACAACAGCAGCAGCAAGTTCAGCATTAACAACAGATAACGCAATTTACGACTCACTTAAATTAGGTGTCGACTCTGCAGCAGAAGGAAGTATGTCATTAGCTGATATTTCAGCTGGTTATGATTTCTTTAAGTCAGCAGAAGATGTAGACATCAGCTTAATCCTTCAAGGTAAAGCATTAGGTGGAACAGCAGACAGCGGAGTTGCAAAATACATTATCGATAATATCTGTGAAGATAGAAAGGATTGTGTACTATTTGCTTCACCAGCATATGCTGATGTTGTTAATAACATAGGCGGAGAAAGAGATGCAATCATAGCATTTAGAAATGCTTTGACAAACTCTTCATACGCAATTATGGATTCTGGCTACAAATATGCTTATGACAAGTACAATGATGTATACAGATATGTTCCATTAAACGGAGACATTGCAGGACTAGCAGTTCGATCAGATGAACTAAGAGACGCATGGTTCTCTCCAGCAGGATATAATAGAGGAGCTATTAAGAACGTAGTTAAACTTCCTTACAATCCTAAGAAAGCTGATAGAGACATCTTATATCAAAACGATATAAACCCAGTAGTCACATTCCCAGGACAAGGTACAATCTTGTTTGGTGATAAAACATTACTAGGTAAGCCAAGTGCATTCGATAGATTGAACGTAAGAAGATTGTTCATAGTACTAGAGAAAGCAATATCCACAGCAGCTAAATTCACATTGTTTGAATTTAACGATAGCTTCACTAGAAGTCAATTCAAGAACTTGGTTGAACCATTCTTGAGAGACATCCAAGGAAGAAGAGGTATTCAAGACTTTAAAGTAGTTTGTGATGAAACAAACAATACTGGAGAAGTTATTGATAGAAACGAATTCGTAGGAGACATCTACATTAAACCATCAAGAAGCATCAACTTCATTCAATTGAACTTTGTTGCAGTTAGAAGTGGTGTAGAATTCTCTGAGATAGTTGGCAACTTTTAATAAATAGGAATAGGAGAACAAAATGGCATTTAACATAAATGAAATTAGATCGCAATTAGCCCTTGGTGGTGCTAGACCGACTCTATTCCAAGTAAATATTACTAACCCTGCCAACTCAGCTGGAGACTTAAAGAGCCCTTTCTTAATAAGAGCATCTCAAGTACCAGCCTCAACTTTAGGATTCATTGAAGTACCTTACTTCGGAAG